ATGTATTTTGTAAAACTCCATCTTTATAAACTAAAATATTAAATTCAAGATTTGCAACAGTAAATTTTATATTGAAATCAATTGATGCTGATACATAAGTATTTCCAACTGGTGCATCGTAATTAGATAATGTTGCTTTGTCAGTTGTAGTATTAAATGTTGCAAATGTTATATCTCCCGAAGTTGTAGTAAAATCAATTACAGTAGGCAATGTTTTTAATGTAAATTGCTCAGCGTTTTTTAAATATAAAAATGCATCTGTAAATCTTGCATCAGATAAAAAGTTGCCATTAAAAGTAACTCCAGAATAAGCACCAATAGCATCAAATATTTTATTTAATTTTATAGCAGGAAATAATTCTAAATAACTTATAGCACCACCAGTAGTTGTTACATTTTGCGTTGTTCCTGTTTCTGCCCATAATCTATCAGAAGATATTAATGGAAATCTAACATTAAATGTACCTGTATTTTGAACTCTGTTTTTAACTATTGTTCCGTTGTAAGAAATTGTACTTGAAGATAAATCTATTACATTTAAATTTTTGCCACCAAATTTATCTTTTAAACTTCCTAACATACCTATGAAAGTAATACTGTAATCTTGTGGTTTACCATTTTTTACATTCGCACTTTCTAACTGTATCTTACCACTTCTAAAAAGTATAGTATCTATTTCAATATACGCATCTGCTTTAACTAATGTGCTAAATCCATTATCATTTGAATTTTCATACCAATGTTTGAAAATCTTATTATTGTTTTTAGTAGCTGGAACTGTAAATGTTTGGCTAAAATCAGTGTATGTTTTACCTATATCATTTATGTTTTGAATAGAACTTGTAACGCTTATTTTTTCGTCAGCAAATAACTCAACCCTATCATATTCTAATGTAGATAAATTCTTTATGTATATTCCTACTACTATCATACAACGTCATTTATTAAATCAAAAGCATATTCAAAATCAATTTCAAAGTTTATCATTTTATCTTTTAATTGTGTTTTGTAAGTATGTGATTGTGTTTTAACTTTTACGGGTTTATTATCCAATAATACAGTTTCACTCAATAACAAATCAGTTATTAACTCATTGTAATTTTCATCAACCCAACCCGTATTTAATTTAACAGTTTGTGTTCCGTTTATGTTAAAAACTTTGCTTTGCCCTTTATATATATTATAATCAATTGCATCAGGAAGTAAATTATATTCCGAACCTTTTACACTTACAGCATTTGTCTGAGCCTTGAAAAAAGTAATTGTTTGCCAACCTCCGTATCTATTTATAAAGTCACAAAGTACTGGAGTGTATTTACATTCTTCAATTGGGTATGTATAAAATGATTTAACTATAGGACTTCCTGCAGCAGGTGTGTATGTGATTGTGACTTTACAACCGTTAATAAAATTTGAATCTAATTTAGCTAAAGTAATTGGAAGTTTTATATTAAAAATACCTGCAAAACCAACTGCCAAATCTGAATTGTTATTATAAACAACACCATCAATTCTTTCGTATTTTATATTTACAATAGTTGTATTCGTAGTTGTTTTATCAAATAATAAGTTTACATATTGAATTAAATCATTTGGGTATGTAGTTTGTTTATAATAGTAATTATTAATATTTGTATTTGTTAAAAGATTTACAAATGAAGTACCTGGGTTTTGATTTCCTTCTGTATAATCTGTAAATCCATTTAAACCTATATAATCAACATCAGTTAAAAGTGTATAAGTAGTTCCTACTAATTTATATCTTTTTACTTTAAAAAGCACATAATCATTAGGTTCTGTATTTGCACCATAATAATTAAGATAATTAGCTTTTATATTATCTATATATTCTTTTACGTAATTAGAAACATTATAAGATGTCTTTAATTGTGTTGTACTTGGATTTAATTTTGATAGTGTATATGTTGGACTTGCAGGATATGGACCTGTATAAGGATAAATATATAATTCAACTTTGCTACCTATTGCACCCGCTTCATTTACTTCAATTATAAATGGGCTTCTAACTTTTACTACTTTCATACTGTATGATATTTTGTTTCAATTAATTCTTCATCTATATATATTTCCTCTTTACAATCCCACAAAATTACGTACTGACTTGAGTCAATTGTATTTTCGCTTTCAATTGTAAAAGCTGGAATATTTTCGTTACCTGTTATGTAAATTTTTACTGTATTCATTTTATATCTTTTAAATTATAACCTACCATTGTTTCTATATCTTGACCAAATGCTTTTAATAAATCAACATCTATATATTTCTTATATCCTTCTTCAAATGGTTTTGTAAAAAACAAACTTGGTTTAATTCCTCTTGCCCAAACATTCTTTGCTAAAATTATACCTATTGTTTTATAATTACCTTGCGTAAATTTTCCTTTACTATCTCGCAATCTAAAGTTCTTTTGCTTTGCCCAATCTTCTAAAAATTTAGATGGTGGTCTTTTTGTTTTAAAACTATAAGGACTATTTGGTGCTTGTTGTCCTGTTATCTTTGCGTTCTTAGATACTTTTGAAGGGTCTGCACCTTTAACACCTTGGTCTACAAATGCTCCATAATCAGCCATTTGAAATCCTACAATAGTAAATCCGTTTTCAGTTACTACTTCGCCTTTTAAACTATTATATAATTCTTTAGAACTATTCTTACCACTTTTAGATAGGTTACTTCTTGACTGTTGAATAACATAATCCCTAAAACGCTTAATAGTCTTTTCTACTTCTAACATATAGTCATTGAATTTTGTATTGCAATATCAAATGTATAGGTTACTCCAGCTATTTTATTTTCAAATCTTTCAGTAAAGAATTCAATTGATGCAGTACCATTTACAAGTTCGTAATCTTCACCTAACGAACCACGATTTAATACTTCTAAGAATCTATTTGCAACTGCTAATTGTGTATTTAAAACATCTTGTTCGTTATCATTGCCTATAAATATATCTGTAACTTCTTCTTTACTTTCGTCTACTATATCCATACTTAAAATAGATATGTTATAATTTAAAACGTTACCCTGATAGCTAACTGAATTAACTATAATATGACTCAAAGGAAATATAGTTTGTTTGTTTAAATCAACTTTAAATATATCACCAGTTGTAACTGTGTTTACAAAAATATCTTCTTGTAATTGATTCTTTATTGCTTGTGTTATTTCGTAAAATGTACTCATTTATTTCTTTTTATTAAATCTGATTCTATTTGATTCTTTTGCTTTTCAAAAGTTAAATATGTTAAACATTGGTTAATTGGTAATTCGGTAATTCTATCAAAGTCTGTAACGTTTCCTTTAGCAAGAGCATAGATTGAACTATACCAGCCCCACCGTTTTCCGAATTGTGCTGTTGCAGAATATCCTTCATCTCCTTGCTGTTCTCCAAATAAGTCATCGTACTTTTCAATAGTTCGTTGCCTAAAGTGTAAAAAAAAACAGTAGCACCAAATACAACATCAAGTGGTGCGTGTTTCATTACGTCAGAATATGTTATAGAACCATTATATTTTTCAATGTCATACATTCCATTTAAGCCATTCTTTTTAATTGGCCTATATAATACTGCCATTGCTTTATGCATTTGCTCCCAGTCGTTTATATATGTGTCTAAGTCTGTATATTCACCAAAGGTCATATCATCTAAATTAGGTATAAACCCAAATTCAACACCACCCATTTTAAATCTACTGATAAATTTATGATTTTTAATATCAAACATTTTACCAAGTGACTCAGTAATTTCTATTACTTCTTTATATCTTATTTCTGCAACTTCTTTTAAGTCTATACCACAAAACGTTTGAACCATTTTCTGATGTAAGAATTCTTCATCTGTGTTATCTTTAGCTATCTTTAAAAATGCTTGGTACTGTGATAACTTAATTTCATTTAATTCTGTTGGTATGCTAATTTCTAACTTCATATTATTGTTTTTTATTATAATAAAATAAAGTTGTAATTGTATTAAACAAAAAAAAGACCTACATTTCTGTAAGTCTAATTTCCATTATTAATTAACCAGATTTAATTTTCCGTTGTATATATTTTAAAGAAGTTTATATTAGAATACTTCTCTGTAAATATTTGTAATGCTACTTGAACGCTTGTACAAGTTATAGATTCATATATATAATCTTTTTCGTTAGCGTTACTGTAACGATACCAACCTTCAACTTTAAATGTTTTCATATGTTTTGTTTTTAATTATAAGCAAATATAATCATTATGTTTTAAATAAAATACATTTAACATAACTTTAACTATTCAAATAAGCAGAAGCTATTAAATACATTTGCTGCATCTTTTTAATTTCACCTATGTTTCTCGGTAAGTTAATCATTACTTCAACATTCTTAACGTGATGTAAATAACATTGTATTGTGGCAATCATTTGTCCGTAGCTCATAATTAATATATAAAGTAATTTCCTTTGTTTAAATTTCCTAATTGATATGTAACGCAATATCTGAGTGGGTCTAAAATATGATTGTGGGCATCAATTGGTGTTTTTGATTTTCTTTCTAACCAACAATAGTTATTTAATTCTTTAATAAGATTTATTGATTCAGGTGAAACTATTAAATCATAATCTTGTAATACACTAATACCATAAGTTACAGAATCAGGTCCTTTAATTGCAGGTACTATATTCAAACCTAATGTAGCTAATTCGCTTATTAATCTTGGTTCTGCTGAATCAGCAACTATCAAACAATCATTAGCGTGTTGTCTATTTAGATTGTATATTTGTGAAGTAGTCAATCCGTGAAGATAGAAACGTTCATTAATATAAATTCTTTTGTTTGCAGTATCTATATTACATTCTACTAAAGTTGAAGCGTCTGCAGCAAATCCATAATCTTGCCCAAAGATAGACTTACCTACTTGTTCGTATTTCCCAATGGTCCAGTTAGTAAATATAACTCCTTCTGCTTTGTCTAACCACCCACCTAAGATTTGATGCTTATACTTTTCAGGTCTACGTTTCTTTATATTCTCTATTTGATTAATAAATGATTCAGATAAGTTTTCAATGTTATCTTCATAAGTTGTATGAATGTAAGTTGTATCACCTTTGATTAAATTACTTCCTGCTTGAACTCCTTTATCTTCAAAGAATTTCTTGTAAATAAAATGTTCTTTAGTTGCTGGATTTAATACTAATAAAACTCTATTCTGTATTCCTTTAGTTCTTATACTAAAGTCTATCTTTTCAAATATTTCTTCATCGTTTAATTCTTCTGCTTCATCTAATACCCAAGTTGTAACTCCTGCTAATGATTTTAAACTTGCAGTTTGTGTTCCACTACTTGTTTTAATACCTTTAAA